GGCTTACCAATATTAAAACTAATAGACTCAATAGGGGGTATCATGCTAACTCCTTCGTAATAGCCTGAATAGTTTCGCAAGGGTATTCTTGTGTAAAACCATTACCTGAACAATCACTGCACTGTTCTGCATATAATGGGTTGTCTTCTCCGTCATACCCTCCACTCCATTGCATAACTGGCTTATGCAGTTCAATTACTGCACGAAATGCTCTCCATTCTTTATTGCCAAGCATTGCTTCATCATCTATCTTTTTCAGCAATTCATCGTGAGTCATTTCATATACCCTTTCTTTTCTTGCACCTTGCACACCAAATTCTATCTGAATTAGTAGAACCAACTATCATATGGTCACCCTTTTTGCACATTCTGTCTCCCCGCCATTTTAGATATTTTGCGGGAATATATGGAAGCGCATACCACCATATCCATAGTTTAAGTTTATGAATCACTTCAACTCCTTCTCAATAGTGTCCCTTATTGCCTTTTTCCAATACATTTCATCTGTGGATTCATACCCATGCGGTCTAGCCAAATACATTAATGCGTCTATTGCTTTCATTTGTTTTCGTATTAAATTATTCAAATCTTCTATTATGGCAATATAAGGCAATTCATCGTGTGTCATAAGTCCTCATTTGCATTAAAGTCAGACCATACAGGATCATGCTCTGCAATTATGTCATATGCAGTATCAAACACCCCAGACATTGTAGGTCCCGTACAGGTTCCTATATTGTCACTACCACGCCACACATCAGACTCCCAGCCATTTGTTTGACGGTAGATATAAATAGTCACGGCATCGCTCATGTGTAATCCTTCTCAATAATTAAATACCAATGTATAAAAGTAATGCTTAATGATTTTTCTCTTGGGTAGAACTCAATCGCAAATCCCCAGCCATCACAGACACCACCCTTTAACCAGCCCTTTGTAAAGTATCTCATGCTCGTGCCGTTTTTTCAAGGTAGTGAATCACATCACAATCTATATCACAAAGATCTAAAGAGATAATGTCTGCCACAATATCTGATCTAATTGAGTTCATGACTGCTCTGGTTAATTCCTCTTCAATATCTAACTCAAGGTTGACATACTTAACCCATGGTTTGCGTAATGTGTATGGTCCTATTTTCATTCTAACTCTTTCTCAATAGCCTTAATTCCTTCTAATACTTTACCCCATATTGAGGAGCCATAATTATCGTTAAAGTATTTAAACATATCTTTTCCCGCCTGAGTTTTAATATCTATGTCCATCATGTATCTATCATAGCACTAAGACCCTTGGTTACGCAAGTCTCAATGCTATCTCCGTACCTGTGATTAAACATTTGACCAGTCTCCCAAGGGAAACCTTCTTCTGTAATTAAATAAGTATTGATAGAGTCAGGGTTTGTATCACCTGAGACTCTTCCAATTGTGTAGGTTTTAATCAAAGTCTGATTAACATAAATAGGAACATGAATTGGCATCATCCGTGCCATTCATCAAATGAAATACCACAGCGACCACAAATACCCTTAGCCTTATTTTCAGGGGTAACAAACATATGTCCACATGTCTTAGAGTTATCACTATAAGCAGTAACACTTGATATACATCTCATTACAGCGTTAGACCACAGTCTTGCTCCTGGATATTCTCTACTTGCTCTAATGCCACGACCTGCATGCTTGTACCAAGAGATACACATTCCATTTACCTTATATATAAAGTTTGGAGGACATCCATTTTCATGTCCTTCTATTCCACCTTCACACCAACAGAATGAAGACATATAAAATATATCATTTTCATATTCATTTTCACCAGAATTAGAAGTAAGTAAATTGCCGTAGCCATACTCTCCATAGGTTTGTCCACGGAATTCAGCAATAACTTCAGCAATCATACGAAGCCCATCAGTAGCCCAATCAGCCTCATATTTTTCTGGAGCAGTATTGCTAATAAGTAACTGTCCTAGTTCCATTATGCACCCCTTGCTATTGCTGCTGCTTCTTCAAAGCAAAATTTTGAGTTAAAATCAAAATAGACACCAATTCCATCTTTTACTTGTTGCTTCCAATATTCTTCAATCTCTTGTGCAATTTGCTTACGCCAAATGTATTCTGCATTACGATAGCCCGTTTGCTCTCCTTCATCAAATGCTTTAAATTCAATAGTATCTGCCCACTTTTGATGACCCTCACAGAAGTTCATCAAAGGAATAGAATCTATTTCGCAGGGCTTTGCTTGGCAACTAATTGTCATTCTAACTCCTTCTCAATAGCCTGAATAGTTGGACAAGGATAAAAGATTTCGCAGTCATTACATCTGGGCTTCCATTCAGGAATAAATTCCACTGGCTTATGCAATTCCACTACTGAACGAAGGGCTGTGTAATAATAGTTTGTATTATCATAAGCCTTATCGTATTCCTGTACAGCGTAGTTTAATTCATCCAGCAATTCATCGTGTGTCATCCTAACTCCTTCTCAATAGTTTTAATGGTATCGCAGGGGAAACTGACTAACTCTCCACCACATTCCCAACCACAGTATGAACACTCATCACCTTCTGGATTAGGTTTATGCAATTCCACTACTGCACGAAGAACAATTAATGGAGCAATCAATGCTTTGGCTTGTTGAATAGTCAAGTCTTTGACTAAATGTTGATTTGTTATCTTCCTATGGTTTATCTTTGCGATCAATTCATCGTGTGTCATTATCTACTCTTTCTAAGTTATAGATGCCCTGAAATAATAGCCAGGTAAGTGGGAATGCTAATAGAACTATAAAACTAATACCAAATAATGGCGAGATCAAAGCAGTCACTGCCATACCCTTAAGCATTCCTCTTGTTAAATCTTTATCGTGTGTCATTAATACCCTCCAAGGCATTCGTTGCGTGTGTGAAACAATCTAATCTTTGTCATAATTTTGCGGGATGGAGCATAAAGATCATCTTTACAAGCACTACACTTATAAGACCATTCCCCAGTAAAGAAATCATGCACATAGCCTTTGGCGTTAGCATACTTCTTAGATACGAAGGTTTGGAATGGATCAGGTATGTCGTAATGCTTATTCAAAACTTTTAAACCACCTGGTCATATAATTATCCTCACCTCTTGCCACTTTTGCAGCGAGTATACGCATGCCAAAAGCATTTAATTGGTCATTATTTTCTCCAAGGGGGATGGCTTCAATAGCCCTAGCAATTTCTTCTCTTAAAGACATTTCATCTACGCTCATATAACTATTTTACCCCTTAATAAATTAAAAGTCAAGACTTTACGCCATCCCAAGTTCCTATTTTAGTTGTAGGAATATTGTGATCTTCCCACAATCTAATAACATTTGGATTGTCATCTACTGCATGAGTTACATCCCAAAGTTTGGTTATCTTATCAAGCATATCTTTCTTCGCTTCATAATCTGGCCTGTTATCGTCATCTGCTCTCATAAAAAGTCCATGCGATCTGATATTATTTTTAGCAAGCCACATAGATGTTAGTCCACGATACCTCTCTTTGCGTGATGTAACAATTAAGACTGAGTGACCATCGCTAACAGAATTATTAAGCATTTCTAATACATATATATTTGGCAGGGCATCAATAGAGGCAGAATGAAAGGCATCATAATCCCTCTCACGACCAATAACAAAGTGAAGATATGGATCTACATTGGCAAGTGTGCCATCTACGTCATAGATGTGTGCTGTTGGTTTCATACACTAAGTATACAGTTCGGTCGAAAAGATGTCAAGTTCGGCGCAAAATAGAGTAGACAAACCACCCTATGACTCTAACGAGTCACTATCGGATGACCATCCACTAGTATCCACCGTATAGTAACTACCCCACCAAGTATATGGTTTGTTAAAATAATGCCAAACCTTGCTATGGAATTTAAAACGGTATCCAAGATTATTATCTTCTTGTAACCCAAATGCTTTAACTAAACTATTAGTAGCAATATAACTACAGCCATTGCCTATCCACCTAAGAGGAAGTATCCTGGTCTTGTGTATCTTGTTTGAGAATTTGAGGAATCCCGTCTCTGGGAATCCATCTGAGTCTGCCATTTATATATGTCCTTTCATAGCCAAGTGCCTTCCAATCCATCTGCATGATTCTAGGTTCTTTCATCCCATATCCTCTGTCCAAATTATTAAGCACTTAGTACATTGTATACCAAGTTCCCTCATATACCAAGTATGGTTACACTCTTTTACCATATGCACACCAAATTCTGCCATCTGTCATGGTTTGATGAGTCTCCCAAAATAGGGGATCTTTGTGTGACATCTCACACTTAACGCATTCATTTTTATCCATGATTCAAGCATACCCTATTTGAGCGGGGAAGTCAAATATCTCTAACATTTAAAGCATTAATACCTACAGCCCTATATGCTGAAAGAATCTTAATATTATTATCTATGGCCAAGGTAAGGTTTGGTATGGTTTGGGCTACGGATACCTTAAAGGATATGTCCGTATCTTGGTCTATGGGGTTTAGTATAAGATCAACATAGGATATGCCCAAACGACTAAGCAGTGATTCATATTCTTTTTTCTTTGATATGAATGAGCCTGAGACTATGTAGATATCTTCTGTGACTGTTTTAAGATACTCTACAGTCTTTTGGATAGGCTTGCCTTCAGAGGCTATTGTTCCGTTTAAATCAACTAGGATAGACATTGTATAAGTATAGCAAATTTGCCAGGGGATTTAAATCAATCAGTATAAACCCTAGTATATCTATGAATAGATCAGATATGAAGGTTTGTTCAACAAAGAATTTATGCTTACAGTTATCGTTTACGGTTTTCATAATAGCGTCCATAGCAGGATACGCAATATGTCCCAGAAGTAGTTACCTGAGTTGCATTAGTGTTTCCACAGATTGAGCATGTTAGTCCAGTAGTCATGAGTCAATTATACCTTGAATCTGGAAAAGATATGCTCTATCGTAATGTTTATATACCCTGGTTTTATAGGTTATCCACAACCAAATAGGCTAAAAATATCATAGTTATCCACAAGTTATCCACAGATAAATCTTACTGACATTTTTTAGATATGGTTTACATGGGTTTGAGGTTTGTCTATTGGGTAATTGAGCACTTAGACAGATGGCGTCGTAATGTCCAAACCTTAAAACCTCCCTATCCCAAACCTTCATATCCCCAAACCTTCAAACCTTCATATCCCCAAATAGCGGATTATATACCCAAACCATGGTTTTGTCAAGTATGTTTTGTACCAAAACACTATAGACAAAATGGAGAAAAATGTACAGTTATTGTAGGAAAATGTGAGAAAAATATATAAAAGGTTTGATAAATAAATCAAAACCAGGAGATATGGTTTGTTATCTTATATAGGGTATTTTGGATATGAGGTTTGATATCTTCCCCGCCAAAAAACGGCGGGACTTCGTAAAGAACTTCTTAATAAGATCTACCCTAGTATCAAACCAAGTCTCTATACAAACCTCTATACGATGTTCTTCTGATTCCTCATATGCTGGAGATGAGAAGTATGGAGAGTATTGGGTTTTGGAAAAGTGATCTCTGGTCATAGATATATTATACTCCCCAAATCTGGAAAAATATCAAACCTTCGTAATATGGTTTGAGATATAGGGTTTGACAAATAAGGTTTGATGTGCTAAACTTCCAGCGATTTTTTGAAAAGGGTTCTTAATGTTTTTTCGGGAAAATATTATGTCCTTCGTAATACCAGGATATAAAGGTTTGGTCCGTAATGTCCGATTTGTGTAGATTTCCGGCCCCTCACCCCTCCTGGAATATTAACAAGAGGGGATCAGGCTAGATATTACTCTTCTTCTTTTGTAGCCTCGAAAACATCTTCAAGAGTTTCAAACCCTGTATCTTCAATACCTAAACCAGAAAGAAACAACTCCCATGTTTCCTGTATGTATCGCATACCATCATCTGAAGGATTAGCCAAACCCTCTGATGTTAGATAGGCAAGTGGCAAACCTACATCGTTGTATTCTATAAAGTCCTCGAACTCTTCATCGCCACTATAGTTCATGTAGAGGTTTGCCAAAATCTTGGCTAGGTCATCAAAGTTTGTTTGCATAGTATTTTCCTATCTCTCTGTATTCTGCTACTGTTTTATTATACTCTGTTGCTTCTAATACTTCAAGTGCCCTCGCATAAATCACATGAGGTTGTGCCACCGCTAAGTATCTACCAACTGCCTCTAAGTCTAAAGAGAAATCAGAAAGCAATCTACCAATAGATACGGCGACCTTTTCTTCCTTGCTTATTCCTAGTCTAAGGCTTCTCATCTTCATCCTTCCATTGTACCAAAAAAGAGAGGGGGAGGGCAACCCACCACAGTTTACCCTCCACCCTATTAGTGACGAGAGTGACCCTACTCCCCCACCATCGCAGCAACAGGCTTGTACGCCTGTACAAATGAATCCCAGTTTACTTTAACATCTGAGCCATGCTCATAAACATTTTGATGTAGGAGGTCGACAATCACTGTAGTATCCCCTAGTTCGTAGTTAGGTCCATTAACGGCGTAGATACCAAACCCTGTCTCCTCTAGCACGGAGTCTTGAATAAGATAACTAATCATCATACGAGTAGCATATGAATCATCTCTCCATCTAGGCTTAGCATGCTCCAGGGCCATTGCTAGGTCCCGTTGCCATTCTGTCTCACCCCAGTGGCTGTATAAAACAACTGCAGGGTGTGCGTCTGAGTCTTTAAATATGTAGTTAATACGTGCTCCCATTAGTTCTCCTCCAATTGTGAAACTAGTTTAGCAATAATATTGTGGGCTTCAATGTTTTCTGTTTCACTTCCACCCCATAAAAGTTTTTGGGCTTTGTTAAGTTGATCGTTAACGTATTCCTTAGTCATTATCATCATCGTCTCCCTCAAAGTCGATAACAACTTTGCTAACTCGTCCATCATCATTTAAACTAACATAGACAGGATAGTATCCATCACCATACCCCGTGCTAAAAACTACGGCGGTACCAAGTCCTAACTCTCCATAGTTATTAGTAACTGTAGTAGCACTAGCACCTTGGTAAGAGTACTTACCCTCTTTACCTTCTAAGTTCCATTCATCATCTTTATTTGTATCCCAATCATCAAGATAGCAGGGGTCGCCTACCATTGCTTGACCTGAGTCTACAGAAAAATGTCCTGCTAATACTAGGTTATTTATTTGGGTCTTTTTCATTTTTGCTCCTCGCATTGGTGTTCTTCATCTTCATCAATTGTCTCATAGCAATCATCGCATGTCAAGTCTGGCTCTGATACCATGATTTGAATAGTAGTATTATCAGGCACAGGCTGTTCACTAATAAAATAACCAATCCTATTAACAAAGCCCCAGCCACTCCAGATATAGAGACCACCGTCATCGCCTTGCCCATACATCCAGATACGGTTCTCTGGCTTAGACTTAACGTACTCTACTTCATCGCCATAGGTCTCAAACATTAAACCATCAAAGGATGCATTCTCATCATAGTTATTAACCATGAATTTGAATTGCTCATCTGCTTCTTCAAAGGTAAGTTCAATAAAGTTATTAGACATTATAACTGCCCTTCGATATTAGTAGACTCACACTCAGCACATGTGCCACCCTCTACCTCATCGTAGTAGTCATCCTCTACATCTTCAAGGGTGCCGTCCTCGTTATAGATACCAAGTTTATTTCCTAATTCCTGATACCAAAATCTAGTAGTGTTATCACAATCTAAACACTTAGGCATAGTACTTCTCCTCAATATTTTTGCGGTCAATAGATAAATTATACGTCAGGCAGTACATTTCTGTCAAGGCCTCCATGTAGCCGTCAAGCCACTCACGCTCATCATCTTGGTCACAGCGCTCTAACTTAGTTTCGCAGTCAAGCATTGCTATTTTAAGATGACCGTGCATTAGGTCAATTAAAGGAATAGAGATATCCTCTAGGGCACTCTCTAAATGTGGCGGTATAAAAGGATACTTAGTGCTCATCTATTAACCTCAGTATATGATTAGAGGCTGTAATTTGTCCAGTTAGATAAACATAGTTAATGTTATCAACACCGTCTGCTAGTTCCCTGTCTTGTTTAAGACTAATGATATGTATCTTTAGATATTCTTTTAATGTATTTAGGTCCATATATTAATTATAAGGGTTGGTGTTGATTTTTACAAGTGTACGGGGTGTGACGTTGGTCACATCTGTAATGATAGGGGCATTGCCGTCTGACTCTGATAATAGGATA